AATACAATTTACTTCTTTGTTTGACCAACATGTCCCTGACTCTTTCATGAGTAACGTTTAACCCATAGAGTGTGCAAATATACGTGGTATATCGGTCGTAGTCCTGAGGCAGACCAAGAAGTTCTCTCTGCTTAATCTGAGTAGCGTATCCTTCAATTTCTGCCTTGAGACGATACTCATCATTGAACTGATACCAAATAAAGTGTGTACCGAAGGTTCTCCAGAACTGACGTACATGTACCTTTTCATGCTCTATCAAAGGAACGTTGTTCCTGTATCCTCGACGAACAAAAATAATGGGACCGAAGACAAATGCGGCAAATCTCTTCGGAATAAAGGTACTTATCGTTAAAATTATATAATATTTCATTTTGCCCTTGACAAAGGTTATTTTATGGTGTATAATCTAGCTTGTAGTCCAGAGGGAATATAAGCAACTAATTCATTAACATCCCATCTACATCTGAGTCGATTTCATCTTCTTTATTCATCTCATCCAACCAATCTTCTAAAGATCTGTCGTCTTCATGGAAATCATCTTCAAGTTTAACTTCAGAGTAATTCTCTTCCAAGTACCTCGCCATCTCATCTAAAGCAGTCCTATACTGTTCAACCATTTCCTTAGCGGGAATAGCAAGAGACATAATCTTGTCAGTAAAAAGTAGCATCACATTAATAGGAGTATCTTGATACACCATGTAAGTTTTAAAAGTAAAGAACTTCTCACCATTCTTCAACGTATTCTGCATCAAGCTCATTGCGTTATTAACAACAATATGCTCTGGGTCCTCATCCAGTACCTCACAGATAACTTCTTCACCCGTGATTAATTTCAAGTGTCTAACCGAAGAATCCTTCTTCATCATTATCATTTACTCTTATAGGTTTTAGGTCAATGGGATAGATTTTATATCTGAACCCTTCTTTAGTATATATCTTTATTCTTTCGGCGCTATGTTTCAAAGTAAAATTCTTATGAGATTTGACATGGAGATCGTCAGCGATATCAATAAGCTTAGTAGTCCGACCATCGTCAGACTGACGCAAGCCCCTGCCAATTGACTGGAGCACCTTAACTTGAGATTTCGACGGAGTCGCAAATACAATATTATGCAAATTGCGGATGTTGATGCCAGTGCTGAAAGTGCCAAGAGAGGCAACAATAATTGAGTCATTTTCTTTCTCTACAATACCACGTATCTGTTCACGGTCAGTAGCATCAACCTCACCTGAAACATAGAATACTTTTCTTCCTTCAGGTGCGAGATCTTTAATCATTTCATATAATACTTTACCGTGCTTCTCTACAAACTGAAACATAACCAAGGTATTACCTTTTTGATCCAATGCAATCTTACTTATAAACTTATTACGTGGTTCATATGTAACAATATAGTCGAGCTCTTCTTGGTAGGTTTTATCTTTCATCATATTACAAATATCATTATGATACCGTAATAACAATATTGAGATATCCAACTCCGCAAGCTGTTTGTTCTTCTGTAACTCCACGGTACGTGTCACCGTAAACGTCGGTCCAAATAAACCTTCTAGCACCAACTTGTTAGTCTCAGTACCATCCAGTGTCCCTGTGAGACCGAATCTATACTGTGCTTCTGTGCACTTGTCCATCATAGTAGACAATGACTTTGCTTTGAAAAGATGTACTTCATCTCCAAAGATAGTATTAAACTGTGAGAACCATTCTGGACCAAACTTGTAGATAGACTGCCACGTGGAGATTATGACACGTTTGTCAGTAACCTTTTCTTTACCGGAGTATATCTTATGGCAGAACTCTTCGGTGTCATAACCGTAGTCAGCAAAGTCTTTGTACATCTGCTCCACCAAAGAGGTAGTTGGGACAATGACCAATATCTTCCCTTCGGTCACCTCATAGCAGTACCTCAATAGATTGTATATGATGAATGACTTACCACTACCTGTAGGACTGAGTAACAGACAGCGTCTATTCTCGACCCCGTGTGCGATTGCTTTGTACTGATAGTCTCTAGGTTTGAACGGACTCTCCAGTAGAGACAAGAAGTCAATCAATGCTGGATGGTCTATGTCCTCTTTGAAAGAGGGTATCCCATAAACTTCATGTTCGAGTATTTCAAGTTGGTAAAAACGATCGGCACAAAATCTTCGTAGGTGCTGATACAATCCCACGTTCATTTGTTTTGAAACCATGTTGTACAGTTTCACCTTCCCGTCCCAGTGTCGAGATTTGAATGCCGGCATGAATTTATAGCCAGGCACGAAAAAAGAGAAGTATTCCCTCAACTCTTGTTCCTGTGCTGGATGAGCCTCTACCATAAAATGGGAGTGGTCTTTCATCCTGATTCGTATCTTGTTATCCACCGGCTTCGAACTTTCTCCAATCAATCATATTCTTAACTGTCTGGTGTCGCCACTTCAAAGTATCGACGATGTTACTTAGGGTTTCGATAAGTGTCTTATGATAGACGATCTTCTCTTCAGACTTTTGTATCTCAGGGTCTGAATCGTAGTAGTAGTCCATCTCACCCTTTAGCATACGGAGACCATTGAATGGATCTAAATCCCATCCACTAGCTAACACCTCTTCTTGAGACATCTTTCCGTTGTAGTATAAGAACTTTTGTTTGAGTAACGTCTTCTGGTTGTTTTCAGAACGTTTGAGTTGTAACTTGGCGAGTGCCAGATACTGTAAGTATTTTGCATGTAGTGAGGGAGTCTGTCGGGAGACTTCGTCCAATTGGTGCTGTGATATCTCACAGTCTTCACGCCACTCTTTGAGAATGGATTCTAAATCAATCATATAATAACCTTATTTCACTGTAACTATATAGTATAACACTAAGTCGTTATAAAGTCAATACAATCTTTCCAGTAATCTTCATCATGTCCTAGGACATAACTGAGGGTCATTCGATAACAGTCGGTTCTTGCGGCGTGATAAACCACATCACCAGATCCATATGCGCCAAAGTGTCCAGCCTTGAGATTCCACCCCTGTTCGTCTTGAATAGTAATGACCTCTTGGGTCTTTGGATCGACATATTTAAACCACCCATCTCCTCTTTCTGACCAAGTAAAGATGAGGTTATATGCGGAGGCGTTTGCATTGTTATGCCAACCGATAAATCCTTGGGGTGGATATAACGTGGAAAGGGCACTGTGTTGCACTCCCAGTTCTTCGGTCAAAGACGCATTTAAATTATGCCAAGTCTTTGCGTACTCTTCTGGGTGTGTACCCTTGTAATGGTCGGGTTTGATAGGATAACATACTGACGTGGAGGCGGCACCATCATGCTTTTCTCCCATGTCAATGACTCTCCACATCTCATCTTCACCAGTGTAGTGATCTTCTTTACCCTTCATCTCCGGAAACATACAATTGTTAGTATTCTCCGGTTGATAGAGTTCTCGATAGGTATAGCGGAAGTCTTCAAGAATGCTTAGTACTTCTGGATTCTTGATTTGAAACTTGGTTAAACTCATGACAGAACAAATTCACTAAATCTGAAAGTAGTATCAAAGTTGATATATGTAACATCGCCAGTGGTTGATGTTAATTCGATAGAACCCAACTGTGTCGGTATGCAGTTCTTGTAGAGAATCTGAGCACAGAAGTTGTTATGACTCGTAAGCACGATGACTCTAATGTCATGATAAGGGTCACCCTCACCGTAGACAGAACCCTCTAACCATTTTTGAACTTCTTTGTATGCAGTCATGTCCTCATCTAGAATGAGACTTAGATTGAGTTCACCGTAATTAATAGTGTCGCCAGGAACAGGTAGTCCCGTTATTCTAGGCACGGCGACCTCTACCGCAGAAACAGTCGAGCCTGGGTGTTGTACGGACTGCGCAAAAAATTCTAGGTTACCATAATTCTCGCGTTCGATTATTACACGAAATCCGGTAGGTTGTAAAAAGTTTTTGTTATCTGTGAGTGCCATAATGTATCCTCTGTATGCATCTTATTTATACAGGTTAATAAGCGCCTTCCTTGGCGATCTTACTCTATTCCTCTTCTGGTGAAGTTGCATCTGTGCCAGTCTTGTCTGCAACATCTTTAATCAAATTAGATGTTACATCCAACACACCTGCGGTCACACCAAAGACATCGGAACCGACACCTTTAATAACACCACCAGTACCGTCAATGGTTGCATCGACAGTTGAGCAAGCAGATAAAACTAATGCGAATGCAATTGCAATAAAACGCATAGTATTTTCCTGTTTTCTAGATTACTGGATGACCAGATTCCGAAAGCTTACCCATATAGGGCATCCCCCCACTGTTACTTTGTCCAGTTCGTGAACACACTTATTTATACGCATAAAAAAAGGGAGCCCGAAGACTCCCTAAAAACGACTAGTAAACTAGTTCTAATTTTTATATGTTACTTAGACTTACGATGTTACCATCAAGTTGTCTACGCGCATGATGCGGTAGTACGTGTTGATGCCCGCAGTAGCAGCGATGTTCTGCTCGCCTGCTGGAGATACGAATGGGTTTGCAGCCATTCCGTAACGAGTCTTGAAACCAATCTTAGGTTGGAAAGTATCTTCTGATACTGCCTTAACCATCTGTAGTGGTACGTATGGGCAATAGAATACACCGGCGTCATAAGCGTTTGCACCCTTATATCCGACAGTAATGTAATCGATTGATGCATATGGATCGATGTAAACTTTCATCTTACCGTTTAGAGTACCAGCAAAAGTATTACCAGTATCATCTACAGAAAGACCAGCGCCTACTTGATAGTCCAACTGACCAGAAGCAGCAAGTGCAGTAGCAACGTCTGAAGAACAGATTACGATGTTACCCTTACCACGACGAGTTGACTTAGCAATCTCGTTCGCTTCACGATCTAATTGAATTACTAGACCTTTGAACTTCTCTGCTGACCAACGACCGTCTGCATCAGCAGTTAGATCGAATACGCCTTTAGAAGCGATTGATGCTTGTTGTGCACCTAGAACAGCTTGAGTGTTTACTGTACGAACTACTTCACGGTTGATTTCCGCTAGGATCTCAGTCGAAAGAATGTTCGCAAGCTCTGTCTCTGCGTCAAGACCGTGGATTGCTTTCAAGTCTTGTGCAAGTTCTAGAGAGTACTCTGCCTTCAATGCGCGTGACTTAGCAACAACAGATTGCTTCTCGATTGAGAAACCCATCTCTTTGAAAGATCCGTCAACTTCACCTAGAGATTCAGCTGCAGAAGTTTGCATTGGGCGACCTGCCGCGTCTACAGAACGACCTGAACCGTCTGTAGCATCAAATCCAGACATACCTGATGAATCACCAGATTGTGAGCTTGTTGCTGAGCCAGAGAATGCTGAGTTTGGCTCGTCTAGACCTAGTGCTTCTGGTCCATCTTGTGACGTGTAGTGTGACTTCATAGCGAAGATCAGACCAGTTGGTCCTGACATTGGCTGTACACCACATACATCATATGCCATTAGGTTAGGCATTGCACGACGTACTAGAGAGATTAGAACTGGATCCCAGTTAGAAACTGCTGAGCCAGTTGCGTTAGTTGGAGCTTCCGCAAGGAAACCCTGAGAAGCTGAACGCTCTTCCATTAGAGCCTTCTCTTGGTTTTCTAGGATAGCAGCAGTAACTGCTTTACGGTGGTGATCTTGGATCTTGCCAGCTGATTCTTCGTTAAGAACTGGCGCCCACTTTTCGATCAATTGATCGTATGAATTGTTCATTGTTAGATTCCTTATTTCTTAGAGGTTTTTCTTAGAGCAGTGATGTAACCTTCCATAGATGGAGATACTTCAAATTCTTCTTCAGCGTCATCTGCGACTACTGATTCTTCGATTTGCTCTGGGATTTCTTTTGAAAAGTATGACTCTTTGACAGTGTTTACTTTTGCAGTGAATGTCTCTTCACTTTCAAAATCAACTGATTCTAATAGTCCTTTTAACTTTTCCGCTTGGGTGTCTGCCAGTTCACGAGTTGCTTCAGCGATGATTGACTCACGCTTATAAGTTTCAAGTTCCTCAGCAAGTGAAATTGCATCACCAGTAGTAGAGTTTAGCTTCTCTTCTAAATCTTCCACTTGGCCTGCAAGTTCGTCAACTAGGTCTACCTTAGACTCTGGTACTTCGATGTAAGACTCTACGAATAGGTCCTTCATCTTGTCCATGAACCCTTCAGCAATTTCGGTACGTAGACCGTTTTGAATTGCTAACTTGTTCTCTTCCATCCAAGATTCAACTACATAGTTAAGGTAAGAATCGACTTTACCGACTAGGTCAGTTTTAATCGTTTCGACTTCTTCAGCAAGTTCTTCAGCATATTGCTCTTCAAGACGTGTAACTTCTTCGGACAACTTTGTTTTAACAGCTGCTTCAAAAATTACGGATGTCTTTTCCTTGAACTCTTCTGATAGAGTTGCTTCACCGTCAACGATTGCTGCAAGTTCAGACTGTGTGTCTGTCTCTTCTGCAATAACGTCTTCTAGGTCAGTACCTTCCATCATTTTAGAATAGGCAGCTTGTAGGTCGCCTTTTTTCATTTTATTTAAGGACTGGTACATTGCATTGATCATACCTGCCTTAGTTTTTGGTAATGAAGCCTTAGAAGTTGCGTTTGCCGCTTTGTCTACAGATGCAATAGACTCTGGCTCTGATACTGCTTGAGCGTCGGTCTTCACAGCGCTAGCTTTAGGGGCTTGTGCTTCTTCGAGAGTTTCCTCCACGATTTCGTTAGTTTCAACATCTGTATCGCGGATTTCAACTTCGACTTCTTGATTAAGATCAGTCATAGATGACTCCTTATAGTTTAGATTTGATTAACGAGAGGAAATTCTTGAACTCACGTATTTGCACTTCTGGACGATGTGCAATCGGTGCTTGCTTGATTTCAGTCTCTATCTCTTCAATGACTTGAGGTTGCAGAATTCCGTTATTCCATACCCAGTCGACACCTTCCATAATCCCATTAACGAAAGCTTCAGGCGCACTTGGATCCTGTACAATATCTACAGTATTAAGAATAAAGTCTTCTTTGACGTACATGACGCCATTTTTGCTCTCAAGACTTCCCATACCACGAGTTGACACGCCTAATTGGACACCACCTTCTAAGAGACCTTTTACGATCTTACCCATAGGAGTGTCTAATATTTGTGCCTTTCCGACCACATCCGTACCTTCTAGTTTAAGGTCTGTGATGAGGTGCGAAACCTTGTCCAAGTTAACAGTCGGCCCTTCTGGGTGATTCAATTCACCTACGGCGCGTTTCTTGCTAACTTGGTCTTCAACGTATTTATTTACCGCATTCTCCATAATGGCCTTTGGGTAAATACGTCCGTTACGATTCTTTTTGTCTGCTTGCGCAAATACACCTTCAATGACGAAATTTTTCTCACCATTCTCTTTAGCTTCGACGATACACTGAACGTCGTTTTCTACGTATTCGCTAATAAGTTTCATTTTACTTACCTAAGTCTTTGAGGACTTGCTTCGCGGTTGATTCCGCTTCTTTCTGCGACTTGAATGTATCAACAGAATCTCCATCTATAGAAAGATGAAATCCTTTACTAGTCTTTGTGATAACGACAGGATACTTGGACATCTTTTTATTGAAGACAACCTTGTCTTTAGCTTCCCGTAAATTTTTAAATGTTTTCACAATTAGTCCTCGTTTAGGAGTATTTATACAAAAAAGTATTTATAACGAAAAGTTATTCGCTTTCTTCGCTTTCTGTATAATCCTCTTCCTGCCCCAACTCCGCTTCTAAGGCGGTATCGAACGCAGCATCGACTTCTTCGTCACTCAATTCTAACTGTTCTGGTTCTATTCCATTGAACATTTGATCGGCGACAGCGACTTTCTCTGCGTCTAAAGTATCTTGTACTTTTGAAGCTAAAATGTCTTTAAACAAAGTCTCTGCATTATTAAAGTCAGCTACACCCAAAGCATTAACTAAGTCTAGTGTTGGGTTTGCTTCAACTTCTTGTTCTACTGCTAAATCTAATTCACTCATTATCTAATCCTATTTTTTCAAAGTCATCGAAACGATCTTCTTGACCATCCCAGTTTAAATCACTATGTTGTGCTACGTACTCTCTGTAACTCATTAGTACTCTTCTTCTGCTTCACCGTCACCTTTTGCGTTCTCTGATTCAACTTGGTCCGACATATCTTTTATGTCTTCATCGTTGAACAGCATCACGTTCTTCATTACCCACTCACGTGAGAAGTACTCGCCAACATAACTAGAGATTTGGTCCATAGTTTGTAGACGCTCGCGTAGAAGTTCAGCGTCCTTCATTTCAGTGAAGTGGTTGTCTCTAGAGAAGTCAACCTGTATCTGACTCTTCCATGAATCCCAGTCTTGTTCTGTACATATAGCTTTAAGAAGTAGTTGTTTCTTCAGGATACCAATGAACAGGTGGGCAAACTTTTTACGCAGACGGTCAATGAACTTTTGGAATTTGACTTCGTCACGATTAATTTCTGTAGTACGACCCAAAGAGAACTGCGACTCTTGCTCCAAACGAGACATTGGGACGTTTAATGAGCGATATAACTTCTTTTGGAAATAAATGATATCGTCAATTTGTCCTAGGTTTTCTCCGCCCGGCAAGGTACTTATCTCTGTACCACGACCACCTTCTCGACGTGGTAACCAGAAGTCCTCTAACATAGACATATGTTTGCGGTCATCTTTGATCTCACCGCTGTTTGCGTCATAGACAATCTTATTACGATAGCGAGACATGATATCTTTCAGGTGTTGTTCTGCTTTACCCTTCGGTAAGTTACCCACGTCAATATAGAAAATACGACGTTCAGGTGCACGTGCCATACGATAGATGACAAGAGAGTCTTCCATCATACGTAACTGATTAACTGGTTTCATTGCCTTCTGTAGATAGGACAGTACACGCTTCTTACTGGTATCTAAGAGACCTGAAGTGACATACGAAACAGAATCCGGAGTCAGTTTAATGCCGTTGTTGGCACCCGCTCTTTCTTGATAGATGTAAAAATCGTTAGTTTTGTCTACGATCTTTGCGCCTGTCTTCGCATCCTTTTTGTATTGCACCTCTTTAACTTTACGAACCTTGGTAGAATCAATAGGACGACATTCGACAATACCACCTTTTTGATTAGATTCGTTGACTACTAGGTGGTGATATATTCTTCCGTCAACATACCATGAACGGAACATATCGTGACCATACTCTTCGAAGTTCAACATGGCAACAACCCCGTTGAATTCTTCAGTGATGGATTTCTTGATTTTATCCGGAGCCTCAACCTTGTCTAGGTTGATACTAATAGAACTTTCTAGTTCGGACGAAACGATTGCTTCGTTGATGATGTCTTCGATTGCAGCATCACACTCTGGGTGTTCTGCCATGTTTCGGTATTTCTTGATTAACTCTTGGTTATCTTTTGCGGCAGTACCTTCCATGTCAACGTATTGACCAAAGTAAGAACCGGATGCAGTAACGTATCCAGCACCATCTTCATCCACTTTAGGAACGATAGACGGAGTCTTATCACCTTCTATGCTTCTGTCCTGAACTCGTTTAAGTTCGAATCCAAATGCTTTAAATACGTTATTGTCTGCCATATAAACCTCTGATAATAAAAGGGGGTAGAGAACCACCCCCATTCATATACTTATAATACCATTAACTAGTGGTATCTGACTCCCAATATTGAACTTGGAATTCTACTGTAAACTCTTCGATAGCATCGTTAGTGTCATAACTTACATCGATTGCTGAGACGTTAGTCGGGAAGCAACCACGGAAGTTATAAGTTTTAAGAACCGAACCATCTTTGTCCAACTGCTCGACAAGTAAGTCTGCTTGGTAAGCGACAGGATTTGTGATACCAGTGTTTGCACTGTGACCATTCATTCCGTTCATCCACTTTTCCATGGCGTTTCGTGTTGTAAAGTCAGTATCGTTTAATACCGTGATGTTCCACGGTTCAAACGTACGGTCTCCAGCGATCTTTAACTGACGACCACGGAAAGGCACTTCGATTACCGCCATAATAGATGCTGGTAACTGTGCAGCTTTACACATGAAAGATGTTAGTTCTACATCACCACCGGCATATGCTGGGAAGTTTACGGTTGCACGGAATAAGTTAGGACGTGCACCTCCACCTTTTAGTTTTGCTTTGAAATCATCTACTCTTAATGACATGATTATTTCCCCTTATATTGCGCCGACTACTTCTTCAAACTCTACACCAGTTCGAACAGCTACAAAGTTTAAAGTTACGTAGTTGATTGAACGTGCTGGTTTGATGAAGCAAGAAGCGATAAATTCGTTTCGGTCGATGACTTCTGGTGTATTGTTTGTTTCGTCACAAACAAGACGGAAATCTGTAATACCACGACGACCCTGTATCTCCCGTAGGAAAGGCTCTACAATGTTTACGAATTCTGCGCGAGTAAACTCATCGTTGAATTCGAACATTACGTTTTGACCTGCTTGAGAGATTGCACGTTCGATTACTAAGAATAGTCGACGAACGTTAATACGGTCAAATGCAGATGGACGCGATAGGTGAGTCTTGTCACCGAACAACATAATACCCTGACCTGCTTTGGAGATGATTGGGTTTGCACCACCTTTGTATAAGATATCTCGTTCGGTCTTGTCTGGGTTTATTAGTAATTCAGTTACTGCGACATACTGTCCTCGACGCGAACCTGCTGGTGAGAACCAAGGTGCAGATACGTTGTCAGTTGCTGCCATTACACCAGCTGTGGATGATGCGGCAGGAATCCATTCATATTTGTCTTGGTATTTGTCATATACTCTAATTTGGTTAGCGTCTACAACAGCATAAGAAGATCGGGTTCGATTTGAGCTATATGCCTGGATGTTTGTTAGGTCGGATCTCTCTAGAGAGCCAACTGCAACACAGTCCTTTCTATCGTTTTGGGCGATAGCAACTAAGTGATTAAACATGCTATCTGTAGAGTTGCCAGCTGGTGCGATTAAGAAGTCTACTTGAACTTCATCTTTATTTTTAAATAAATCGTATCCAGAAGCATAATCAACTGTAGCATCACTTGCATCTTCTCCACCTTCCAGATCGTAATCCGTAGGGGTGACACCCGTGGCGGACGGAGCAACGCTTACCCAAGAACTTCTTGAGTTAATTACGTCTATAACGAAGTTATTAGAGCCATCTCTAGCAATGTCTCCAGCTGTTTGACTTAGATAGTCGAATGTTTCTACAACTTCTCCGGAAAAAACTACAGCAACGTGAATTTCGCTAGCTTCATCTGGTGCGGAGTCGAAAGAGGCTTTGTGAGGCCAGGATGACCACTCATCGTTACTACATACTGATACTGTAATCTCGTTACCTAGTGAGCCTGGGTTATTTGCTGTAAAGAGGTCGCTACTATCTTTGGCGTATGCTTGTCCTGACTTATGTGCGCGAACAACATAAAGGGATGAGGAATATTTTAGGAAATATGATGCGGACAGAAAATCTGCCGAATTTGCATCTCCTGATGAAGGGTTGCCAAAGACTCGAGCAAGTTCGGCTTCATTACCGACTAATACTCGCTGTCCAACTGGGCCCCAATTAAAGTCACCTACTAATGCACCAGTTGTAGAAGTGACCGCAGGGACTGTTCCTGTTAGGTCTATTTCTTTAATCTGTAGTGCTGGTGACTCAGAAAATTTAAGAGTCATGATAGTGTCCTTTTTTAGTTAAGGTATAATAAGTTAAGCATAATGCGGAAATTTCGTTCAATGTATCTATTTATACATTTAATAAGTTTACCAAATATCGCTTGGTTCATAGTCCGTCCAGTCCATGCTGTAAGGATCATGTCTCTCTTCAACAGGAATATAGTCGCTGCCATCATCTATGATACCGAATGGCGGTAGGTCATCTTCAATTTCTTTCATTCGCTGGTCAAATAACATCTGTTTAATATTAACGTCTGTCTCATCAGCGAACGACTGTGTTCCAACAAAGTATCCAAACATTACTAAATTCATCATCAAGTCATCATGATTACCATCACTGGCTTGATATGAAGTTCCTTTTGACGTGAATGTGGAGATTTCCATAATCGTGTTTTCATCAACGATTTCTATCTTGTTGTTTTCAATGATATCCTTGATGGAAGAGCATCCCATTCTCTTCACCTTCTTATCCATGCGAATACCAATTGCATTTGCTTTGATGGCAGACTCTAGGTGGACGTTTTCGTACTCAAGGTCTTGGTACAGTCCTACACATACAACCATGCCTTGGTCGTTATTTTCGATAACAACATATGCTTCGTTATATGCGTTTGCATATTTGTATATTATGTTAGGGTATAGTATCGGGGATATCTTGTTGTTACGATACACACATACTTGCTTGAAGGGTTGCACTGAAACATCAATAATATTAAATGTAGAATAATCCTGACCACGCCCTTGACAAACATCTACGGTCATGATATACTGGTGTTCTTCAATAACATCTTCATAGACTAATAAATCTCCACCTTCTAGTCTACGTTTAGGTTCTCTAGCACGTAATTCTAGAAGTACTTGACCTTCAATAAGAGTATTACCAGTACCAAAGAAAGTATTACCAAACTCTTGATCAAACTGTAATTGAGATGTGTTAGCAATTGTTTGTGCTTTCCACTTCTCATCACGACCAGGCACATCCCACCAATCTACACGAAATGGTTGGTACTCATTGACCTTTTGTACTGCACCTTCCCATATCTTTTGATAAGTATTACCGATACCATTCGCAGTGCTTGTTATGATAACCTTTGTATCTTTACCGGATGAGATTACTGGGTATGTAGATGTGTAGAACTCAGCCGCATTCTCTACGAACGCAAACTCATCTAGGAATAGAAGGTTAACCGACATACCACGAATGGATGATCCAGATGTCGCAGACGCAATGATTCTAGAGTTGTTCGAGAATTCAATGGACCCTTTGTTGAGCGCTTTGCATCCTGGCTGCAAGAAGAATGGTAGGTTCTCTAACATGAGGGTTACACGAGATAACATCTCACGTGCAGTGGCACCTTTGTTTGCAAGGATTGCGATGGTCTTTTCAGGATGGAATAAGGTATACCATAGAAGGTATCCTACAGAGGATATTGATTTACCCGACTGGCGGCACGCCAAGACAATAGAGAATCGATTATCGTTAAAGTGATCAAACATCTTCTCTTGATAATCATATAGTTTAAACGGGACAAGTCCTTTGTCCAGATGCACGACCTTAACATACTTTTTACAAAAATATGCTGGTTCCCTCATACACTTACGGTATTCGCGGAGTTTCTTTTTGTCCCACTCTTCAGCGACACCGTCTCGCTTGACTTGCGGGTTACCTAGATAGGAATTCTTAGTGTAGGAACTCATTCATCTTCGTCTTGATCAATTACTTTCTCATCTCCCAACAGCATACGCTGAAGGTCTGTAGTAGAACCGACGAATAGATTATTATTGGTTGTTGACTCGGCGGGCTTGTCTTCTTTGGTAAGTTCTTTCTGCTTCTTATTGAGGTCCATTAGTTTATCATTAACATCTGCGATGCCTTTGATCATACCAGATAGAACCTCAAAAGCACGAGGGTGTTCACTCTCCCGTGCGACTTCAATCATGAGTTCTAGTGATTCACGACCCTTCTCAATTAGATCATAGTAAGTGTCACGAGAATACTCGTAATCTTGTTCATGAACAAAGTTTTTCTTCTGCTCCTCATCAAAAAGAGCAGGTGGTTTGCTATCGTCTCTCATAATGTATATCTATGTCTTAAATAAAGTTGGGTTACGATTCAGGTTCAAAAACTGTTATTGTAGTTTCGAAACCGTAATCATCATCCGGACTCACATCAATAGGGTCTGGGGCTGTAGTTATTAAAGAACCTAATACATCACTGTCATTCTGTATAACATTAATGTTCGTACTTACTTCCCGAACAATGTTCTGTGTCAACTCCGGACCATAGAAGTTTACCTTCATCTCAAAGTTCAGGGTGTATATAATGGTTCGCCTTTGTTCTAAGGCACCCTCATAGTCGTCTTGAAAGTCTAGTCCGGAAAGTACAATCGGAACATCTTCTTTGATATTTGGTTGATCAGCAAATGGTTTTACTGTCAATGTGTATTGTGGTGCGAAGTATGGGATAATTTGTTCTACCACTTGTAATGCGTCATCTTGAGATTTAGCATAAACTGCTAAAGAAAAGGAAACATTATATGGGACACCCACATACATTTTTCGTTGAGAATTATTATCTGAAGATACTATACCGCCAAATCCATTTACCTTGGGAAGTTGTCGGGTAGAGTCATATGCTATAGAGGTTATCTCAAACGACATGCGAGGAAGTTTCATCGCAACTCTTCGTTCTGCTTCTTCTCCGTTAGACATCTCTTCTAGGCGTTCGAGAAAAGATCTCTTTGGCGCATATGATAGTGGTACCTTGACTTGGGACAACACCTTTCCATTAGCATCTGTTCTCAAAACATGTAAGTCATTGAACAGAGAACCAAATACCGCAACACAAGTACGCACACGCTTATGATAGAAATGACTTCCAATCATTGTAATATATCTCCGAATGGATTTGTCTCAGTGAAATCTATGAAGTCATTAGCGAAATCATCGAATGTTTGATTCTGGGAAAGAGGTTGTATTTCGTTTATGCCGTCAGTAATTGTTATTGGAGTAAGTTCTGCCCAGTCTCCCCTTATAGGCATGGTGTCTAACCATACTCGCTCTTCCCCGTCACTAGATCCATTGTGTGCTAGTTTCAACAAGCGGGTCTGACCGTTC